TGTACTACTTCTTTTAACTTCTTGGCATTTTTAAAAGTAATCACACCGCCAATCCCCAGATAATATCCCATCTGCCCGGTACGGATGATCTCATCATTTTTCACTGGAATAAACTTATCGCCGGCAGCTTCGAGCATAGTACTGTATGTCTCTACGGATGCCATCACTACATTTGCAGATGCTTTCTGCTTACGGATGCTCTTTCTGCCTGCAATGATCTTGCTGATAATATTGTTCTTTGTAATTGCTTCCGTATCTTCCATGACTGTTCCTTCATGCACCAGACACGCAAGGCCGGACATCTGCCATCCTTCACGGCATACCTGAGTAGACTGTGCCAGATGAGCGTCCGCCATATCATAGGGTACCGCACCTGCCTGGACATTGTAAATTTTCGTAGATTCCTGCTGCAGATTATTTAACAACAATGGAATCAGGTCATTGTTCGCCGCGCCGTGTTCAAAATCAGATGCCGGTTTCTTCGGGTCTTTTGCCGCCTTTGCCGCAAGTCTGAAAATCTTGACTGCTCCGGCCCCTTCTGCATCTCCCTGATGTTGATCGCTGAACGTCAGCCCCGGCTGGAACACTGCATCAAAATAAAAATTCGGCTCAATAATCGGGCTGTATTTCTCACTTACATTATATCCACCATATTTCATAATCTCATTTCTCCTTTACTGTTTTGAATACTTGTTGTTTCCATACTTCTTTTTTAGATATGCTTCTTCTTCGGATCTGGTTGTCGGCTTGTAGGTATGGCTGGTTGCCCGGGTGAAGATCTTCTTCTCCGGTCCGCTTGACGACTCTTCTGCCTCAAACTCATCCGGGTACTGCTCACGGATCTTTTTCATGTAGTCATCCGCTCCTGAGAACTTACCGTCTTTGAATTCCATGTTCTGCGCAAGAAATTCATTCAGGATCGTCTTCCTTGACAGTGGAGACTTAATCTTCTGGCTATCCAGATACCTCTCAGCAGCAAAAGTCCGTTCCTGACTGGCAAGCTGGTCCTGAAGTTTTTTCGTATCCTCTGTGTACTTCGTCTCCCAGTCTTTAGCAGACTGCTTGATCCCATCGATATCCATATCTTTGTAGGATTTGATGACGCCGTTCGCATCATCCAACTGTTTCTTATACCCTGACGATTCCGTCTGCAGCCGGGTATAGTTTTCCTTCCCCACATAACCGCCCTCTGACAGGTCCACATATCTGACCGGGTTGTCCTTCCGATCATTTGAGCCGTTGATCTCCGTCAACTTTGCCTCTACCTGTGAATACAGTTCCTCTCCTAATGCTTCTCTTAATTCCATACGCTCTCTCCTTTCTGTTTTTCCGCCTGCGTTTTTATAGCCGGTGTCTTCCGGGGACTGTACAGTTTAAACGCCGTGCCGGGCGTGATCGGGACAGTTTAAACGCCGTAACCGTTTTGGGCGAAAAAATAGCACTGTGTTTCCACAATGCTTATTGCTATATGACGGACAACTCCGGGATATCCTGATCACCTCCTTAAAAAGGACAACAAAATACCACCCACTCCGAAGAATGGGTGATATTAGTTAATATTCAATTTCTTCTTACAGTTATCACACACGAAACAGTGTGTTGTCTCACATGCGCCCACAGGCTCCAACACCCCACTTTTACAAAGAGGACACATAACACGTTCCCCTTCTCTTAACTTTTTCATCATATCGTTAAATTCATAAGGATCCATTCACTGTCACCTCCATGGATATTCTGGATAAAGCTTTCTGATTTCTTTAATTATACTTCTCAGGTCTATAGCGGTCAATTCATTTTGAATATTTTTATGCTTTATTTCCTGAGCTTTGCACACACATTCTGCCCATTGGCTACCACCAATATCATATTTGTGATGTGTAACTTCATGAATAAGTACTTCTGCAGTACGTTGAACAGTTTTCGTATCAGAAGCATGGATTCTTATTACATCCCCGAATTGCTCTCCGTCCGTCCCCTTTTGATGATCAATACCATAACACATCTGAATCTCTAATTTCGGATGTGCTAAAATATATTCTACAGTCTCTCTGCCAATGCTAGTTTTATTCAGATTATTCAGCAATCGACGATATGTAATGATATCTTTCTGACCATTATTATAAGTCTGAAATCTGTCCGAAAACTTAGAAAATCTCGCCTTTACCTTTTCTTTCCTCTCCTTCTCCGCATTTTTAGCAGCTTGTATTTTCTCTTGCTTCTTCAATGCTGCTGAACTACCTCTGCCAACTTTCCTCAACCCGTCCTGATATACCCTTGGCATCTGCTCCGGAAGCTTCATTGCCTTGGAAAACGCTTTATACTGCTGCATCTCTACCTGATACCTGGCCTTTTTGGCAATTACAATCTTCTCATTAGCTTCACCTTCCTGTAAAAGCCTGATATCCTGCCGGGTTTTGCGCATGTTCCTTTCCATTTGGCGCTGTTTCTGCAGAGCCTGATATGCCGTATATTCTTTCCCAAGATACTTCTTTGGAGTATTTTCTTCTTCCATCATCTGTGCAAGCTGTTCATCTGTATACGTCCGCACTGATATCCCTGGTATGAACGGATTATAGTCATGATAACAGTTGGCTCCATGAAGTCCTGTTACAGAACCAAGACCACATACACTCTGCAGCTGACTGAAGGTATATACTCTTCCCTGCCAAACCTGATGTTCCGGCCGGGCTCCCACGTGATAAGTAACTTCATAAAAATCAGTTCCAAGATCTTTTGCAACCTGCTCATTGATCTTTCCCTGAACCTGCCGGAACCCGGTCATGACTGCCCGTCTGGCAGCTACCTCTACACGATTGCTGTGCCCTGTATCATAAGGTATTGTGCGCAGACCGCTATTTGTCATGGCATTAATCGCCCGGCTGATTGCAACATCGTAACTTACTGCACCTGTTGCAATATCCATTACTGCACCATCCAGCGTATCCCGATAAAACTGCATGAGCGGGCTGTTATAAATCCTTCCGGTTCCAGGATCACGTATTGCAAAACCTAACGAATTCGTAATATTCTTAAATTCCGCTTTTGTCTGTGCTCTTACTGACACCAAAAGAGCCTGCAGCTCCAGATTCTCTGTAAGAGGAATCTGTTTCTTCTTGGATTCTTCATATGCTCTCTTATATCCATAATACTGTTCATACACCCTGTCAGAAAAGATATGATCAATCTCTGCATCTGTAACCTCCAGTGCTTCCCGGATCCATTTCTTTATATCTGCCTCAGACTCACCGATCTTAATTAAGCGCTGTATCTGATGGTCCACCTTTGCCGTAGAAAATCCGTTGATCTTGATCGAACGGACAATATCCGCCATAATCCTCATTTCCAGATCAGACATAGTTTTCTCCAACGGGATCGGGATTTCTTCCAGTCCTCCCTGAGTCATTACTCAATCACCTCTGCCGGCGTTCCTACCTTTTCTTTTGCGGTCTTTTCGTCTTCTCCATACCATTTCATCCTGTATTCATATGCCTGCATGATTCCGGCTGCTAAGTCCTGCAGATCCTGCTCCCTTTCTGCCTTCTTATCTGTGACAAGCGAATCGTCCCATGAGATGGCAAGGTTCACGCTTCCCGGAAGTGCAAGATCTTCCATTGTCACCCAGACGTCAATGGCATCTACAAGCACCCTGATCGCATCAGCCAGTTTGTTCTGAATAGCCTTAACAGTAGAGTAAGATCGCTGCTTGCTCATTTTAATCTCTTCGGCCGTCTTATCCACCACTTGCGGATCTGACAATGTACCATAGGCAAGCCCGCTGTTAAACTCCACTTTCTGTACAATCTTGTTATAACCGTTAAAAAAGCTTTCATCCCTAATTTCCGGCGAATATACATTAAAAAACGGCTTCCCGTCTGCATCAGCCACATTATTCCCCATATCAACATACTGCCGTTCCTTGCCTTTTGGAAGAATGGCATTTCCCTGGCGATCATGCTTAAAGAATTCGGATGTTGCCTGGATTGCTGTTTCTTTGGACTTAAACTCCCACAGCGCAGCGCCATACTGCTCATCCGCATCCCTTATCTGATCAACTGCTCTTGCATAGATTGATACACCCAATGGTGATTCCGGATCAACATTATTAGCGACCGGGATTTTAAAGTAAGAGAACAATGTCCTGTCCGCATTCTCAAATTCTACATACGGTTCTATATCTTTCCATTCAGAAACATCCTCCAAACGAATCTCCTGACCAAGATTAATCACATTGTCATTCTTAACCTGTGCCTGCCTGCTGACAAATGCTTTATTGGTAATCGCATACATGTCTCCTGAAAACTGCTGATATTCCAGGCGTGTGAAAAGTTTTTTTCCTACCCTCTTAAATTCCGGAAATATGACTCCAGTTATATTTTCAGCGCTGTCAAAAGATACCGGATAAAAATATCCTGCTTTTGTAACATCAATCGCTATCCTATTGCCGTCCATATATGGTTTAAACGATATTCCCCCAGTGGAACATGCGTATTCCACATATCTTGAAAGATTACTCAGGAACGGAGTCATATACTTCGCTATCAATTCGGCTCTCGCACTTCCGGATATCGTAATCTTGGATTCCATTGTGACCAGTCTTGCCATCTCCGTACATATGGATGCCGGCAACCCAAGGCTCTTTATATCACCTTTGATCCAAGGCGACTCATTGACATACATCTTCCCCCATCTGTATATGGCTTCAGACATCTTTTTTGAAACTGCAATATCTACTCCCATCGCTCTCTGGATATTTTCATACTGCATCAATCTTCATCACCCCTTTCCGACATAGGAAGCATATAAACAATCTGTTTCCACATCCCCACCACAAGATAACGCCACGCATCCTGCGCATGATCATTTACTTTCAAAGGAACTTCTTTGCCGCTCTCTATACTCTTAGGATCATACTGATATATTCCCATCTCTTTGATCAGATATTTTTGGTCTGTACTTATCTGCAATCTTTTTAATGACAGAAACTTCTGCACACGGCTGATACCCAGTTTTACATCATTTTTTGCGGAAACAATAGATATGTGTGGAAGTTGCCTGCGCATTTCCTCTATCAACCCTGCCGCAGACGGATCTATAAATATATAACTGACTACTCTGTTATACTCTTTTTCAAGTTCCTCACAAAACTGTTTTAGATCCTTTGCATATTCAGAAGGGCTTTTCTGCTTCCCGGCATCTCTTCCGGAATGGTAATACTCTTTTAATCCTCTCAAAATCTGATTCTCATAATCAATTCCAGCAGCTTCAAATACTGTTGCGTTCTGCTGACCGTAATCTACTCCTATTCCAATCTCACCTATAGCCTCTTTAGACGCTTTTTCATAATCACTTGAATTATAGATATGGTCTTCAGAATTGAACATATAATAAATCAGATCTTCCACCCCGGTACTCTCACCAAGCCATACCCAGCGGTACATCTTCATATCTGTCCGCATCATCTCTTCCGCAACATCAATCAGATCCTGCCCCAGCCACTCCACAGGTACATCCCGATAATCCGTATGAATATGGATACAGTCAGAACGCTCTTCCATCTTCTTACACCACTGGTTGATCGGTGCATTCGGGTTCTTCGGCGGGTTATACAGATAGATCATCTGGAATCCGCTGCTATTTCCCCGGACGAATGTGGCTTCAATGTTGGTCAGCTCATCTTCACCCTCACCGTCGTCAAAAAACTCTGTCAGCTCATCCAGGATAACCAGCTTAATCGGCTTATCCTCATCAATGATACCTTTGGTGTCGTCAATGCCGTCTGAACCTGAGAAATAGATTGTAGTACCATATTTCTTATATGTGATCTCCATTGGTGACTTCGTAATATTAAATCTGTTCTTTGGAATCTTAAGTCGATTGATCCCTCTGAGCATTTCCTTATACACTGTCTTTCGAAGCTTATTGTGGTGCTTCCTTAAAACTACCACAGAACCATGAGCATCTGATACAATCTGGTAATTCGCCCGGATTGCCGCATAACTGGACTTGGTGCCGGCGCGGCCGGAAGTCAGGATAATGTGCTTATACGATTTATTATTGAATATCTCATGATACTTCGGGATGATGATCTCCGATATCCTTACCTGTTTCTTTTTCCGCTGTATCATTTAAAATCTCAACTCCATCCTCTTCATCCTCAGAAGAATCCCTCTTAAGGCGTTCCGTGTTGGCTTTCATCTGCTCAATCCGGGCTTTCTGTTCATCCGTGGCAAGGTCCATATGGTCAGCAATCCATTCCATCGCCTTAAGTTTATCCGGAAGTTTGACCTTTACCCCGTCTCTCCCTTTCGATATCTCAGAGATCAGGATACCATCTACTTCTGAATCATTCTTGATATTTACATTAGAGACTTTTACGGTATGTACATTCCCGTTCTTATCTTCAACCTCAATCTCTTCATTGCCAAACTCCACATAATCCTTAATGTCTGCCCTCGCTATGTCAAGATACCACTGGAACACGTCTGCCTCATCAAGCATCTCGCGGTTTAGGCGGTTTTGCTTCAAGCGTAGGATTTCAGATTTAATCCGAGTATTTCCGAGTAATGCAGAACCATTTGTCAACGCTGTTTCATAACTGCATTCATACGCTTTCTGATATGCTTTCGTAGCATTAAAGCATCGGATGTAATACAAGCAAAAAAGCCTCTGCTTATCGGTTAAATCTTCATTCTTTACCACCTGTTCAACCGCTTGCTTTATCACGTTGTGATTTCCCGGCTGGCCGCCCCGTTTTCGTTTGGTAACGTTACCTTTCGATTGATTAGTAACGTTACTATTCCATTTATCTAAATTCTTCCATTTCCTGATCTGGGTTTCTGACACACCAAGATCGGAAGCAATGTCTTTCAATTTTTTCTTTCCGCCCGAGTCGAGCCATATCTTATATGCCTCATCCCGTTTCGGGCTCCTGGCTCTCGGCATACCACCACCTCTCAATCTAGCCTGATTTATTGTATAAAAAGAACGCTTCGCCGAAGCAAAGCGCCCTTTTCTAAGTTAGGGGAGGTTCAAAAGTGACTTATCATCACTGATCTCAGCATATACTATAACATTTTGAAAACGAAAAAAGCGAAAAAAACTATTTCAGCCGTTCGTAGTGGCAGAACGCGAGGCGGCCTTCGTCGTCGCGCAGGTGCATGCCGCCCCCCTGGCAGTAACGGAACATGTCGCAGTCGGCGCACTGCTCCCGACGCATCCACTCCC